ATGTTTTAGAAGGTTACAGAGTAGGAGCTAGAGAACAATATGGTCCTGGTTACTTGTCAGGTTACTCAGCAGGTGGTGAAAGAAACGGAGGCCTAGTATAATGGCACAACCAGATTTTTACTTTGACGCCAGTGAGGAACAAGCACATTTAGATGCTCAAGCTGAGGCACACCACATGGAACAAGAAGAAAGACAAGCCAAAGAAGAAGGCTACTGTATCCATTGTGGTGATGACTTAGACAAATGCACAGGATATAAATGCTGGATTAGATAATGTTCAATCACATACCAGTTGAAATAGATCAACTGAAAAGAAAAAATACAGAAAAAGGTAGGCGTTATCAAACGCCTTCAGGTGCTCTATATCCTTCCGTTACCACGATCCTTTCTCACAAATCTAAACCATTCATACAAGAGTGGAGAAAAAGAGTTGGTGCTAAGGAAGCAGACAAAATATCTAGAATTGCCTCTGTTCGTGGTACAAAAATTCATACTCTTTGCGAAGATGCTTTGAACAATAAACCAGAAGATGTTTCTAAACTTAGTATATTAGATCAAGAAATGTACAAAGAGTTTCGTCCTCTATTAAATGATATAGATAATATTCGTTGTTTAGAGGCGACGCTATATTCAGATCATTTGCGCTTAGGTGGACAGGTAGATTGTATTGCAGAATATAAAGGCAGATTATCTGTAATAGATTTTAAAACTTCCAAAAAGCGAAAAACAAGATCACAATGCTATAATTATTTTATGCAGTGTTCTGCTTATGCCATTATGTTTGAAGAAAGAACAGGAATACCTGTAGATCAAACTGTTATATTAATGGCACAAGAAGATGAAGGCCCAGCAATTTGGGTAGAAAAGCGAGACGAGTTTGTTCCAAAACTTCTCGATGCTAGAGATGATTACGAATTAGAACTTCTATAATCATTTTCTGACGAACTGTCAGATTTTTATAAATAAAACGGTGGCGACAATAATGAATAATAATGCCACCGAGGAGTAAAGATGAAAAGGATAATAGCTATCCTTCCTTTTCTTTTTATTGTAGGATGCGCTTCAGTAGCAACCGGTATAGACACAGCTAGAAATGTAGTAGCAACCACTGTCCAAACAGGCATGCAGGCAGGAGCCGACATGGTTGGGGCGGTAGCAGAAGATGTTTCTGATGTTGTTTCTACGACTGCAGAAGTTGCAGCTGGTGTAGTTGATACAGTTAGCGATGAAGTCAAAGACCAAGCTCAAGAGCTTGAAGTCAAAGAACCAGACTTTCCTACAGGCGAACTTAAAGAAGACTAAGGAAGAACAAACCAATAAGGGGTGGCTGTAAAAGGCGCCCTTTGTTGTCTTTGCACTATTTACAAAATAAATACCTTTTCTTTACAAAATTGTTACAATTAATATAGCCCGTGTGTATAAATAAAACGGTATATAAATTTTTTATGTACTTATATTAACCAAATTTATAGGAGAGTCTTATGACCACAGCTACATTTGGCGAAGTAGCGAAGCTCATGAGGACTAATGTTGATAGACTAAGAGAAAACGACAAAGTTTGTCTATTCTGCGATGCAATTCAATTAGTAGCGATTATGATAGCTCCGTTACTTTTGCCCATAGGAATAATTTATGCAAGTATGCAAGGAGGTCTTTAATGAAGATCTTTAAACAAGGATTGCAACATGGATTGGGTTTATTATATTTGACACCTGTTTTAGGTTTCTTATATATGATAATTCAATTCTATAATTGGACCAGTTAATCTAGCTCATAGATGGAAAGGGCGTCTATTAGGCGCCCTTTTTTCTGTCTGCGCTTATATATAGTTATGTTATTAATGGAGATGAAAATGAAGCAGATCGTTGCTTTATTAATTGTAACAGGGTTTTTAGCAGGTTGCGGAGCTCAAGTATCTTTAACAGCTTCTGTACCAGAAGGTAAAGATTTAGATGTTACAATTAAGACCTCAGAAACACCGGGAAACTAATAACTCAACGGCAAGGCCCTTATGTTGAGTTTCCAACCGGGCAATTAAAGTAATATAATGGTCCTATAAGACCTTGTAATCTACTCCCTACGAAAGTATAATAAATACTATTATGCGTAAAAAGAAACTAAAAATCAGGAATCCTGTAGCCCGTTATGCTAGATTGTTTAACAAGGCCACAGTCGTACCGGATAAAACTAAGTACAACAGGAAGAAGGATAAGAAAGTTTCTGACGCAGATGTAGATTAATAAAGGGAGAAACCATATGAAAAAATTATGGATAACATTACCAATATTATTGTTTTTTGTAATGTATGCTCAAAGTGTTCAAGGCAAAACAAATGAAATAAAATGTTTGGCTGAGAATATATATTTTGAAGCAAGGGGAGAGTCTACAGCAGGTAAAATGGCCGTAGCTCTTGTAACACTTAATAGAGTAAAGGATCAAAGATTTCCTAATACTGTATGTGGTGTAGTTAAGCAAACAAAGTATTATCCTAGCGGAAGAATAGATTTACATTCATGCCAATTCAGTTGGTATTGTGATGGCAAATCTGATAAACCACAAGATAAAAAATGTTGGGACGACGCACTATTGATTGCAGAAGTTATGTTTACATACGATTCTATTGATGTTACAAATGGTGCACTATGGTATCATAGTCGCAAAGTCAAACCAAATTGGTCTATGGTTTACACCAGAACAGTAAGCATAGATAACCATATCTTCTATAAAGATGTTGATTAAAGCAATCAAAGGTCGTATAATAGCTACATGTTAACAGACAAACCTAATATTATAGTTACAGGTGGTTGTGGATTTATTGGTTCACACTTAACTAAAAGACTATTGGAAAATGGGTTTGCTGTTACAGTAGTTGACGACAATAGAACAGGAAATGTTTTTTATGAACATGAAGCTGTAGAATACTGGAAAATGGATGTTAAGGATTTTAATCCTCATAAGTCTCACATTGAACCACCGGTAGCTATATTTCATTTGGCAAACAGTCCTAGAGTAAGACGCTCTTTAGAGTATCCTACAGAAACTATTGTAAACAATGTTGCTAGTACCTGTGCAGTTTCAGATTGGGCAAGGATATTTAATATAAAACTTTTCTTTGCAACATCTTCAAGCACACAATATACAGAATCAAGAGGCAATCCATATACATTTAGCAAGCTCGTTTGTGAGGAAAGTCTAAACCTATATAGATCACTATACTCATTAGATTATGTTCTCATGTACTTCTATAATGTATATGGGCCTGGAGAGGCAGACTATGGAGAATATAGTACTGTCGTTAGAAAATTTAAACAAGATTATTTAGCAGGAAAGCCCTTAACTATATTTGGCACAGGTAAAAAAGAAAGAGACTTTACACATGTTGATGATGTAGTACAAGGATTAATACAACTTTTGGCAGATCCAAGTTTACCAGCAACAGCACATTTTGGAAAAGGAGATCCTAAATCAATATCATCTATTGCAGATGCTTTTGGACACCATGTTGTCCATTCATTTGATAGGAAGGGTGAAGCACAACAAACCCGATGCGTGAATCCTTATATAGAATGTCCTAATGATGTGCATGATTATATTAAAAATTGGGTTAAGGAGAACAAAAGTGATGTCACCAAGAATAGTAGTGGATAACACGATTGAGATGACTAAAGAAAAAATATCAGATATATTTTTAGTTACCAAGGAGTTTCATACTTCAACAGAGTTTTCTCAATACATAGAAAAAATGGCTTTTAATTCTAATTCACCTTGCATGGATATGGTAGTTGATTACTGTATTAAAAAGGAAATAGAAATAGAAAGTATAGGAAAGTTTTTAACTTCTAATTTAAAAGCAAAGATAAAAGAAGAAGCATTAGATTTAAATTTGCTTAAGGAAAAGAAAAAGAGTAAGTTACCATTGTAATGGACCCATTTGATGTATATAAAATATACTTGGCATTAAAACTTCATTTTACAACAGAGTCTTATGATATAACAAAACATAAGTTTGCTGCCAAAGGTAAAAAGGAAACTTTTCTAAAAAGAAAAGACTTAATGGTTCTACGAAAGTTAGCAAGAGATTTCCAAAGACAAGAAATAATAGACATACTTGTTGCTAACTTTGTAACAGGAGATCGTTGGGGAGGTATGTTTGATGCAGAAGCAATGGAAACATACACTAAATGGAAAGCAAGACAACAAAGCATGGGCTATACATTTGAACAAGATCTCAATACCATTCAAACAAGAATGGATATTGAAAATATAGAGGACGCAACAGTAGATGCTCAGCATCCTCTTATTTTAAAAATGTTATTAGGAAGACAAATAACATTAGAAACGGTGGTTATATTAAATAAAGAGTTGAAATTTTGTGATGATTACAAAGACGATCTAATACTAAAAGATACTTGCTTGTTAATTAATAAGTACAGTCCTTTTATGAAGAGTACCAAAAGTTTACATCTGAAGCATCAAGATCTTATAAATATAATTGCTAGGACTAGAAATAGTTCTAATACATCGTAAATAAACCGTAATACAACGCAATACAAGGAGAATATATATGTCGTTTAATACACTTTCAGAACTTCGCAATTCACGCGGAAAATTCGACAACTTAATGAAGGAAGTCGAAAAAATCTCAAACCCTAAATCTAACTTTCAGAAAGATGAAAGGGAATGGAAACCCACAGTAGACAAAGCAGGAAACGGTTATGCCGTTATCAGGTTTTTGCCTGCACCACAAGGCGAGGATATGCCATGGGTTAGAATTTTCAATCATGGTTTTCAAGGACCTGGTGGAAAATGGTATATCGAAAACTCTCTTACAACACTAAACAAACAAGATCCTGTTTCAGAATTAAACTCTGAACTATGGAATTCTGGTGTTGAAGCTAACAAAGAAATAGCGAGAAAACAAAAGAGACGCTTAAATTATTATGCTAACATCTTAGTCGTTGAAGACTCTGCTAATCCAGATGCAGTAGGTAATGTTTACCTATACAAGTTTGGTAAAAAGATCTTTGATAAAATTAAAGATGTAATGCAACCACAATTTGAAGATGAGAATCCAGTTAATCCTTTTGATTTCTGGGAAGGTGCTAACTTCAAATTGAAAATTAGACAGGTGGAAGGATATCGTAATTATGATAAAAGTGAATTTGATTCCCCAAGCCCGTTAGCTGATGATGATGCTAAAATTGAAACAGTTTGGAACAAACAACATTCTTTACAGGGTGTGGTAGCTCCAGATCAATTTAAAACTTATGAAGAGCTAAAAGCCAAATTAGACTTAGTTCTAAAAGGTGCAACAGCTCCTACAGCAGAGGCAATCTCAGCTACTACTAATGATGCAGAAGACGATCATTTTATGGAAAAAGTGAAAAGCGTCCAAGCAGCGCCAGCAGTATCAGCTCCTGAGTCATCAGATTCAGAAGAGGATGATACACTATCTTACTTCAAGTCCCTTGCAGAAGATAGCTAAACTTTCATAGTTTTGGAGGCTCCTCAGGGAGCCTTCTTTTTGACTAATAAATAACACTATGAAGCTTCATATATCATATGGTCGTGGCAATATTATACACAATACAAGCACAAATACGACTACATGGCCTTATGAAGATCTCGCAGAAAAGACTATTACATTTGAATTAAATGATTATCCACTAACAAATAAGTTTATTATAATATGGAAAAAGATGTGGGAGAATGCTAAACTACAAGAAGGTGGTAGATATTTTTCACAAGAACAATCAGTACAAACAGATGTTTCTGAGGAATCTATATTAGAGTCTAGAAGGCATCATAATAGTCTTATAAGAGAGTTACAACGCTTAAGAAAAGCACCTAAGGTTAACAAACAACCACCTATAAAATTTGATACACCTGACTCGTTACTAGTTAATGAATTAGATCCTTATGATAGATGTGAGAATAGATTTAACAAAGGACATCATCATTTTGAAACACAAGCAGAAATATGGCAAAACAGTCATATAATAAAAAACTTAGATATGGAATATTATTTTAAAATACGAAATATGCTTGCTGAATTAAATGAAACTTGTCATTACAATGAACAAGAAATACATGAAGGTAAACACGAATATAGAACTACTTTAAAATACACATACCTATCTCATGATCGTAAACCAAACTATTTAAGAGCATTTAATTTTGAAGCAGAGTTACAAAATGTAGACTATGAACATTTTCGTTTTCAAGATAATGATCCTAATGTATTGTGGTTAGACTTTGCAACTGTAGGTAAATGTTTAACAGAAGTTGCACTTACAAATGATCTAAACTTATTACATTCAGGAGGCGTAACACAACAAACAAAATGTCGTCCATGGATAAGATATAGTTGGTTACCAGGCGATCCTAATATATTAGAAAAGTATAATGAATGGATAATAAATAATAATGTAAAAGATTATTATGATTTATCAGCACCAGTAATGACACCTGGTTTACACCCTTTAGGAAAATGTATATCTCATAATTTTGAAACACCAAAGGAGTTTGAAGAGTATATAAAAGATACTCCTAAAATTGTAGGCGCAGAACTTGAAGTACACAACTAAAACAACAATTAAACTTGCTATACTATTTTCTACAGCGATAGTAGGATTGGGTTATTGGTTTACGCATGGTGCAACATTATTAGAATTTTTATTGTACTTTGTGTTATTGTCTTTTGTTTCACGCATAGCAAATGCAGGTTATCATAGATGGTTAACACATAATCAATTTGAACCTACATGGTTAGGTAGAAAGATTATGTTATACTTTATGGTACTTACAGGCGAGGCTCCACCTGGACACTATGTAATAGCTCATTTAAATCATCACAAATACACAGACGAAGAAGGCGATCCTCACGGTCCTAAACAAATAGGATTTTGGAATTTAGCATTGGGTAGATATGGAGAAACT